TCCATCCTGCTGCGCGAGGGTAGAAGACTAGCGGTGTTACGAGGGCTATTAGCCATAGCACTATTTACCCCATGTAATGCCATCATCGTCTGTCTTGAACTTAACGATGTCACGGAGCTTGTAATGCATAAGCTTTACAGGCTGATTGTCTAGCACCCCTTGTCCACGAGATCTATCTCCAGAGGTGATTCGCACCCACATCTTCTCATCACCAAATTCCTCATCATGAAACCACACGTATACATACTCACGCATCTTGGGCATGCTCTCTAACTTTTTTATCTTAAAGTAAGTTTCCTTTCCATGTGTTGGACATGACCATGCCACATTGTTCTCCTCTTCCCATTTAGCTTCTTCTGATTCTAATGGGTCACGCATTATAAATTTGTCTACCATATGATCACTCCCGTCACTGTTAGGAATGCAAACCACAAGGCAGCAAAGATTAGTTCAGGTAATATTGTATTCATTTGTTTCTCCTTCGTTAGTTAAGTGGTAGTCAGGTACCGATCAGTTGATTCCTCTATCACCTGTCTTCATACACCCGATGTGCACAGCGGATGTAAACGGATCTACCACAGTAATGTATATAAGATTACATGGGATAAATGTCAAGAAGAATTTCTTTCGAACTTTTCGTCACGAGAGTCCTGAGCTGGGCTGCCTGGCCAGATCCTTCAGGGTTTAACAAGCACGCCCCAAGTCCGTTGGGAACGGGGGCGTGGGACGAGAAAGGAAAATGAATTAAACCAAATCCCACACCCTAGCGAATCGTATCACGCTTCAGGAGGCAGCGCCAGTGCCCAGCTGGCCCAGCTGGGAAGGATAAGTTCAATAAGCGTTGGAAAATGGGGGTGGGAAAACGGGACGGGATCACCCGGATCCCAGCTGCTCGCCTGGCCAGCTCCTGTCAAGTTCAAATAGTCGTGGGAAATGTGGGCTTCTGCACGGGACGGGACTCACGCCCCTGATCCCAGAGGAGGATGCCCAGCTGCGTAACTCACCAGAGCTCTTAAGTCGTGGGACTTGCGGAGTGGGACGGGGGTTCGGGACTCACGGCACACGGCCAGAAGTTCTATAGGCGACTGCAAGAGGGGCCTATTCAAGATATACGCTCTACCACCTGCTTTCAAGTATTTAATATGCCAATTGATTTGATACTTTGACAAGCCACAATTCTTGCTGGTGTTCGCTTTGAGCTCAAGCCAAAATACTTGCTTGTTTACGACACAATGAACGTCAGGTATTCCGTTAATTGTACTAGATTCTACGCGGGTAAAATGCCAATTAGCATCTAGTTTTTTTATATCATTCCACAGCTTAGATTCTTTGCTTTGAGCCATATTTAAATAGGTCAAGAACCACAAATACAGCCGTAAAAATCACCTGAGCCATCATTCATCACATGAACATTATAAGGTGGTTCCCAATAAGTTGTGAGGTGTATTCTAAGAATATCGCAGAGGTCAAAACAATCGACATCAGACATTATCTCAATTCCTTCCATCATCTCCTTAGTTACTGTAACCAATTGATAAAGTTCATCGCTTAATAATATTAATTCCATTATGATAATTTTAATATTTTTGTTATGACTGAGTTAGGTATAATTGTAGTACCACCAATGGTTTCAATATACCCCTCATCACCTTCTTTACCATCTTTTAGCCCATAATCACAGAAAATTCTTGTAACACCTTTTTTACGTGAAACAAGCCAACCTCTTGATACCATTCTACCAAGACCAGATTTCATTAAGCTGTCAAATGTTTGCCAACCTGTCTCTCCAACAATGTCCAGCCAATGTACCTCAACAAATGGATATCTTTCTATCTTCTCTTTATGGATTTTATTATTAATATCTAGATTTTTCTTACGGCTATATTTCCTGCTCTTCCTTGAATCCTTCTTGTAACATTTCAGATAAGGACTTTTCTTTTTTATCTCTTGTTTTAACATGGACACTACCTACTGTTGTTGTTAACGTACTGTTATGTACTTCATTAAAAACAGATAACCATTGTTTCCAACTATGCGTCTTTGCTAATCGGATCTGGCGTGACGTCAATGATGTTTTTCGCCTCTCCGATTTTATTTTCAAGTTCTTCAAGTCGTTTCTCCAATTGTTCTCTGTTCATACCCTCTAAACCTATATGGTTAATTTCTTTCCTGTCAACAAAATGACCAGCCATTTGATCTCTTCTAAACTGAGCTGTAATAGCAGCTGTCATCTGGCCTTTCTTCTCTGAAGTATCTCTCATACGAGCATAGTGTTTATAAGACATTAATTTATCTTTTTCTTCTCGTTCTAATTCTTGCGCCATTCTCTTTTCAAAATATCTAACGACATGTGGATTTTTATCCGGGTTCAACAATCTACTAGCTTGATCTGTAGGACCATATTTATTGGTAGACGTAAAACCTGCTTGTTTAGCTGCTTCTACTTTGGTGATCTCACCATAATTAGCAACATAGATGTCTACAAACTTACGTTGTTTAGGTGTTAGTTCTGTTATTGTTTTCAATTGGTTTGACTTTTTTGGCATGTAATTACTATATACCTCTTCCTTACAAAATAAAATACCACGTAAAAAATTTCCATGTTCTGCTCGTAAGGAAAATGATTACTCCTAGCTTTTCTAGGAATACTCCTAGCTATTTTACTGGTTCTAGGAGTGTATTTATCCTTATTTAACAAGGGTTATAGCTTAAAATTCCTAGACTCCTAGATATTTTTGTAAGTTTCCATAAAAAAATATTTATTTTTTTTTCTAAGCAGTGGGTATATGGCTGGTTCTAGGAGCGTGTCCCGTGTTTATTGACTTTTTTACCCACCGATCCCGTTCAGTAGATTAGAATAATTATAAACTACTACTTTAGAACGTTTCTAAACTAATTATTACTTTGACATCAATGACGCACCACGATACTGTGACCAGGATGATTTGTTTTTCATATTATTGCTCCCTTATTACTAACAAAGGAGGAAAAATGACTTGACTATTTTTTAATATTAAACTATCAGATCGATTATGATTATGTTCCATAATCATTTCTTTCTAAGTTAGTTGGAGAAGGGCAGTAAGGGGAGACTCAAGCTGCCCTTTTTTATGTTAGGGAAGTAACTAAATTCGATATACAAACTGTGGTGCATCTATCTACAGCAGCTCTAAGATTTTCTAAATGTTTACGGTGATAAGCTTTTGATTCAGGATCCTTACAATTCCTGTACTTCTTAAATTGTAAAGAATATTTTTTCCAAGCAAAGTTTCTAGGCGAAAAACTTATTTCCCCCTCCATAATTGCATTTTTGTATCTTTCTTTCACTACTTCGGGTTCAAATCCAGCATAGTAACATACCTGATGAAAGTCAGTGACATTACTCATAATCCATGAATGAGCATCACACTTAAAAATAGATGCTTTACGTTCTTGAGATCTTTGTTGAGCATCTTCTATAGCATTACAAAGCACACCTCTCCAAAGTTTAGTTTCTGGGTCAATATCAGATTGCAGAAGCTGCGTTGCTAGACTAGTGCCCATAATTTTTAATAAGGAAAGAGAGTAAGTCACGGTAATAAATCGTTAGTTCAACATTACGTCTTTTAGTTCTACAGTCTTCATAGTCCATGTGTACATCATCAATAACCTTATGTATATCCTCTCCTGAGTGTTTTTCAGAACCAGGAATTAAATGATCTTTTAACGACATTACTATAGTGTATAATTTATTGATCAATTTTTCCACCCTTCACTACCCTCAATTTGTAAAGTTTTGCTTTCTTTTCTACTTTTTTTTCTTTTCCGAATTGCCACACAGCGTTTATATCGGCCATAACCTGTGGATCAAAAGTATCTCTGTACCCAAGTTTATCACCCATGTACAATCTAAATATTGCAGAAGTAACCTCTTTATATTCCTTATGACTAAGCTTATTTGCTAGTATTTTAAGGCTTTTTAAGAGGGTATTAGTGAATTGTTGTTTTTTTGCCACGAATAAATCCTTTTATAAGTTCTAACAGTTCAAATACTAAATCTGTTTCGACTGGTTCTTGGTTCGTGGTAATTTTTTCAGTTTCAAAGTGACCTGCTCCATGACACTGTTTGCAAGTTTGTGTTTCAGAATACGGTATAATTCTTACATACCCGTTTCCGTTACAATTATTACAAATTTTGTATGGGTCACCAAATTTCATTTTCTTTTTATTTATCTTTTTTTTAGTCATGAGTAAAGAGTTTTATTTATGCCTGGCATGGCCATTTTTAACTTTCTTTAGTTTGGTTGGTTTAACGTTTACTAGAATTTTTTGCTTGTAAGAAGCCACTGTCATTCTATTTTTACCAGCTTGAAATTCACAATACTCATTGACTAATTTAGATATCATAGATGCTGGAGATCTAAACTTTGCATTACAAAGTCCTTGTAAAAGATCATAGTCAGGTTTTCTTACAGCAACAGATTTAAATTTATTAATGTCCATGTTTTCTCCTTTTCAATGTTATAGCAGCCACAAGGCACCTAACATAATTAATGTTAATTTTGGAAATGCAAATGTAAGAATAATTAATCCTATTATTAAGTGTCCCCAACTCATCTGTTCTCCAATTCGTCTATAGCTAAGATAGTACATAGATCTGTATGTATTGGTTTAACGTAATCATCTTTAACTTTAATGTGTGTTTTTTTTAAATTGTTTGCACACTCATCAAAGTTAGTTCCATTCGACAACGCTATGTCCATCTTTTCTACCAAAGCTCTAAACATTTTTGATTTACTTTTTAAGTTCATTGTTTTTCTCCTATCCCATCAATATAAGAAATGACACTAAGTGTGTCAAGAGATAATTTATGCTATATTAAATAAATGTCTGAATTTTTTTTAATGGGTTTATTATGCCTAATCGATCCTCTTACTGGTACAAATCATTGTGCATACATCAATGAGAACCCAATAGTTTATTATAATAAAAATGAATGTGCTAATAGAAAAGTCGAAAAAGCCAATGAAATAGCGGTTAATTTGACCTCAAGAGGCTTTCAAATTTCTTATTTAGACATGCAGTGCATACTTGACAGCAATAAGAAAAACACTTGATTTTACACCTAAAAGTTGATAAGATTATCCTATGAAGCAATATCGCTTTCAATGTTATGTAGCTGGACTATATATAACTAGTGTCGTAAACGCTGCTAACGATGAAGAAGCGTTAGAAAACTTCGCACAGAATTTAACCAAAGGGTTTTATTCTGTTAAAGAAGATGGTTTCGGTCGTGGAATGCGAAGATACCATATAACTTATGAGGAGCTAGGACATGGCACTGCAGGAGTTAATATCGAAGAAGCTACAGCTGGAGTCCAAATGGGCGAGCCAAGCACTATCTCAGGGCAGAGTAACACCTGATATGAAGTGGCTAGATATTGAAATAAAAGGTCTTAGAGTTAAGATCAATGAACAAAGCGTAAAAGATGCTGAGGCTTTGTTTAAAAAAACTGGTACTTAAATACTAGTTTAATTTAGTTTTCAGAAATCATTAATTTGGTTAAGGGTCTTATGCCCGCTTTTTTAAGGGCACAGGGTGCACAATAATATTTTTTATATTCTATTATCGATGCTCTGGATCCGCAGTTTTCACATTGCTTGTAAACAGGTGCGGAACTTTCTGTGTGTATTTTAATAGTTTTCCTTGCCATAATTTATCCATGAGTTGACTCATATCTGGGTGCAGCTCCCAACATAAAACATTCAATCTAGAAAAAAAATTGACTTCCTCTTTTGTGTTTGCTTTGTAAAAAAAACTCGCTTCTCCTTGTTTTTTAAGAATTTTAAATCGGTGGTTTCCGTTACGTAATTGGTCTTTTTCATCTATAACCATAGGACACAGCAAACCATTTTTTTCTAAATCTTGTCTAACTGTTATTTTAAAATCATTATGAGTACCATGTACAATTTTAATATCGTCAAATTTTTTTAAAACTAACCTATCTTTAAACACCATGTACAATGGCCAGATAACAGTTCCCATACCTGCAATTTGATTTTTATGAAGCTTGTCCAAAGTCATCTCCTAACGCCACGTCCACTTTGCTTGGTACTTTAAAATCCATACATGTTTCCATAGTTTCTTTGATCACTTTTATATCATTTTCTGAACTTATATCAAAACACAATTCATCATGAATTTGTATTTTTGGCGTAAAACCAGCATTATGGCAACTTATAATTGCTTGTTTTGTTTGATCTGCTGCAGATCCTTGTATTAACCTGTTCAACGCTTTGTAAGTAAATGCTCTTTTTATATTTTGTCTACCGTATTTTGAAGATGCATTCTCAAATGTTTCAGCTTGGTGTATACCAAAATCTCTTGGTTCCCACATTTCAAATCTACACTTACGTCCTTTTTTTGTTCTAATTACACCCTCGTCACTTGCTTTTTTCATACATCTATCTGATAGTAATTTTACAAATGGAACTTTACGATTATAACGGCTTATTAGTGCTGATGCTTCTTCTGTTGACAATCCGAGTGAGTTGGCTAATTTATTTTTACCCATTCCGTACATCAATCCCAACCCTATTGTTTTGGCTTGTTTTCTTTCTATACCTGCTAGATCTGCTACTGTTTGGTGAAAGTCGGTTTCTGAGTTCGCATATGCCTCTACAAGTTCGTTAGATCCTTCGTATCCTTCTCCGATAGAGGCTGCGTAATGTACTACCATTCGTGGTTCTTGTTGGCTATAGTCAAATGACCCCCATCTACAACCTTCTTCTGGTAAGAAGAGACCTCGGATTTTAGGTCCAAAATCTTTGTTACGTGCTGGTAACTGTTGAAGATTAGGATTAGCCATAGACAAGCGGCCGCTAACAGTCCCACCACTGTCAGACCTAAGCTGATTGATCTCGCCATGTATTCTCCCATTGTGTTCGTATTTTAAAATTGAATCCAGGAATGTACCATGAAACTTGTTGATCTCTCTAGCCTGTGCTATATATTTTGAAATTTCGTGTTTTGAATTAGCTAACCAATTGGAAGTAAAAGATGGCTCATGAGTTTTGTCAGTTCGTGGATAATCTATCCCAAGTTTGTCGTAGGCTTCGCCTATTTGTCTTGCTGCCCATATGTCTACTTCTTTGCCTACTAATTCTTTTATTTTTTTTAAATACTGCTTCTCCTGATCTTGGAAAGCTTTTTTTAGCTGATGAGCTCTCTCTACATCAACCCTTACTCCTTTAGTTCTCATCTTAAGTAGTATAGGTAATAAACTTGATTCTAGTTCCCAAATGGTTGTTAAATTTTGATTATGTAGTTCAGGTTTAAATCTTTGCCACAAAAGGTACGTGAGTCGTGCATCTTGTTCCGCGTAAAAACCAACATGTTCTGCTGGTAATTTCCACATCTCAGCTTTTGGATCTATGCCGTGATCCTTAGCTGCTTCGTTTAGGTCTTGTTCGGACTTCAGCTCACCAAGATAGTCTTTAGCTAACGCATTCAAACTATAAGACCATCTATTCTCATCAATGACACCAGCTGCTATCATGGTATCAACAATCTCACCATTAACAGGTATACCCATTTGTTGTAGCCAACCGACATCGTATTGTGCGTTATGAAATATTTTTCTGCTTTGTAAACTACATACTTCTTTCATGTAATTTTTTACCTGTTGAGGTATCATATTACCTCCACCGAAATGATTAAAAGGATAGTAACCTTGCCAACCTTCTACTGCTACTGCAAAACCAATAACATAACCATTACCTGTTGCCCATCCAGCTCCTAATTTATTATTAATACCATCATCTCTAGTTTCTAAATCAATTGCTATTTCATCATAGCCACTCAAATCTTTGTACTCTGATGGACAAGACCAAATATGTTTTTTAAAATTAAATGTAAATTGTAAGCCTGTCATTTTTTTGGTTCGTAAATATGTTTTTCTTTTATTACTTTGTTTAATTTATCTTTATTACTAAATGCATACAAAGCTGCATTGTAATCTTCTGGATATATCTCCCAACTAATTTCTTCTGATCCCTCTAGCTGTGGATAGATCTCTAATCTAAAATTATGTTTTGCTACCGTTATGTCTCTTTTTATGACGTTGGTCATTCAAGTCCTTCATTTTTAATTTCTCTAATTCACAATAATGTATTATTTTATCTAAATCTTCAATTCCATTTTTTGTTAAATATCTACATACATACTTAATTACGTTACCCTGAAAAAACGAAAGATTATTTTTAGATATAAATTCATAAGGTTGTATATGAAATGATTTGTAATGATTCCCGCCAATCTGCTTATCTTGTGGAAAGGCTTCATCAAACATATTTTTATCAGCCATATTAAACTCCACATAGGCCCTCGCACTCTTGATTAAAGAGATCTGGCCCATCATCATTTTTAAATTTAACTTCGTCTAAAGG